CTGCGCCGTCAATGATGCGGAACAAAAGCTCCTTGTAGCGCTTGTCCCGTATGCGCCGGTCTGCCTTTCCTTTCAGCCGCTCCGTGTCGATGCTGTCGTAAAATTTCTTCACGTCGCCCTCAAACACATAGAACCGCTTGTTCTCGTACTCGTTCCGCCAGCGCGTCATGACCTGCACCGCCGCGTGTGTACCGCGTCCCGGCAGCGAGCCGTAGGCGTAGCGATACAAGCGCGGCACGAGGATGGGCCGAAGCTGACGCACCAGCATATGATGTACGATCTGTTCGTCGTCGAAGCGCGGCTTCACGATCTCGCGTTCCTTTTTGTGGCTGCCCTCCTGTAGCTTGTGCTTCTCATGGCGCGGTGGAAACCATGTCCCGCGTTCTATCTTTTGGCATATCCGTTCGGCCACGTCCTCCTTATGCTCCAGAATGTTCCGCACGGACGGTCTATCTGTTTTGTACCGTGCGGCCTCCACGATGGATGCCGCCGCTTCCTCGCGGTCAAGCATCGCATCGAACAGTCCGTTATAGCTTTTCAAGAGTGATTTCCCTTTCTTATCCCCTCCGCGACGGTGGGCGGTTGTCCGCTTACTGGCCGCGCCTCTTGGCAGGTTAATTTTCAGCATGGGCTGTGGAAACAGGTTCACATTGACGGAATATTTCAAATCGCCTGCGGCGATGTTCCGTTGTAACGAAAGGGGCAAGAAAAGCGACGCGCCGATGTTCCACCTCGCATTGCCAGCCACGTTGTTGACGTTCAGGTAGCGCCCGCATTTCGAGCCGTTGTCGCAGTTGCCGCCGACAATCGGCACGGCGGGAGGAACTGGAAAAGCACGGGTTTCGTGAACCTGCTCCCAAAAGACAGTTTTTTGTCAGGTGGCTTGCGCCGCCCTCACGCGGGGGATAGCTCCCCCGCACCCCCTCAAGAGGGATTTTGTAAGAAAAGCGACGCGCCGAAGGACCACCACGCATGGCCAGCCACGCTGTCGACGTACAGGCAGCGCCCGCAAGACGAGCCGTCGCCGCAGTGGCCGCCGACAAACGGCACGGACACGATGGCGGGATTATAGTAGTGGTAGTCGCAGTCATAGGTCGCATCGCTGCCGCCGAGGACGGTCGGGAACAAGCCCTGTTCCGTCTGTTGCGCGTTCTTCACCCATCCGCCGCCCGCCTCCGTGGCGTTGATGCCCTTGCGCACGGCCTCATAGCCCGCGCCGGTCAGGTTGTAGCCGCCGTCCTCCGGCGTCATTTTGACCTTGTAGGTGCCGTTGTCGTAGATAAGCCCCACCAGTCTGTCCCAGCGGTCGCCCCAGAAATTTTCCATGTGGAACACCTTTACGCTGTGGGTCGTGTCGCTGTAGCCGAAGAACTGCCCCTTGGTGTTCAGCGCACCCGTGGTCAACATGTCAGCAGCAGACGTGCCGCCGGTGGTGTGTCCCTGCCCGAACACCGCCTGAATGTCGGTGCTTTTGCCGATAAGCACCAACATATCGTGGATAAGGTTCCAGAACGCCCATGTGGTGAGCGTCCACTTGTCGCCGTTCGCCTGTGCAGCCGCCAGCTCCTGCGTGGCGTTCAAACTGCTCACGGGGGCTTGACTGGAAAGGGAGCGCAGTTTCGTGTCGATCTTGCTGCCCTCGAACATCGGGCCGTAGGCAAACGGAGAGATTGTTCCGTCCGGTCGGGTATGTGCGTAGGCGTGATAGCCCTCGTCATACTGCGTTTCGCAGAAAATGACGTAGCGGTAGCCGTTTTCGTGGTAGCGCTTCACCCACACCAGCGGGATTGCGCTCATGGCGTTGCCGCCGAACGCGGTGTTGGCAACGTCACTTGCCGCCCCCGTGACCCCCTTTTTCGTGTAATCGTTCGGGTCAAGCTGATACGCCACGCTGCCGTCGTTGTTGACCATGTACGGCGCGTTGTCCCGCACGAACCACACGTCCGCCCACGAGCCGTAGCCGAATGTACCCGCCGCGTAGTTCATCGCCGCCGGTGTCATGCCCACAGCGTCGAACAGGTACTCCACGCGCGAGCTTGGGTTTGCCTCGCTCTCTTTCACGCGGTAGCCATATCTCTTCGGCCTCTGCCCGCGCAGTTCGGAAAGGATGGTGTCAGCCTTTGTGCTGATCGTGTTTGCCGTTGTCTGCACGGTATCGACCTTTCCGCTGGTGTTCTCCACGGTCGTCTTGACACTCCCGACCTTGGTATTCGTGTCCTCGCCTGTGGTCTTGATGCTTCCAGCCTTGGTGTCGATGCCCTCCACGGTCGTTTTCACACTTCCGACTTTTGCGCCCGTGTCCTCCACGGTCGTCTTGACGCTTCCCACCTTGGTATTCGTGTCCTCCGTGGTGGCTTTCACGCTGTCCAGCGTCGCCTTGTCTGCAATGTAGGTTTTCATCATTCTTCCGCCCCTCCTTAATCGGTCACGATGTACACGCCGCCCGCGTCATAGCCCAGCGTGAACGCCACGGTGCTGTCGCCGTCCTTGTCCACCTTTGCCCCGAACAAGTCCGTGTGCGCCGACGTGCTCTCGTTGTGCGCCTTGATCGCCGCCGACACCGCCGCCGTGGTTGCCAGCGCCGATGCGTCGATAGTCACCTGCAGCGTCCCGCCGGTGTTGGAAAACTCCAGCAGGCCGTAGAAAGTATACGCATAGTCCGGCACCTCCGTCTTGCTGGGTATCTCCACGCCCGCGTCGGTGTCCGTCTGAAACAGGGCGATCAGCCTTGCCGCACCGCTGTCCAGCTTCGCCCAGATACCGAGCTGGTTGAGCGGATAGCCCGTTGTCTGTGCCGTCACCTGCAGTTGCAGCTTTTGTCCCTGCGTCGTTGCCTTGCTGGACAGGATGCTGACCGTCTGTTTTTCGCTCACAAGCGCGGTCTGCGCCAGCATAGCCGCCTCGCTCACGCGGCCCGTTCCCGCCGCCGCGCGGGTGATGGTCAGCGTCTTTCCCGTTGTCCATTGCGCCAGCAACTCGTTTCCGCTGTTTGTGATAACGCCTTTCCAAGACACAGTTTTTCGCCTCCTTAGAATTTGCTCGCGGTGCCGAAGTCCACGATAGCCACGCCAGCGATGCCCGCCATGCCGTAAACCGTCGCGGTGCCGCCCGCATCGTAATATTCCACTTCCTCCAGATGTGCGCTGAACCGCTTGGCAGCGGCGAGCCTGCGTTCGATCTCCGCGATGGTCATGGCGGCGAACTTCTGCCGCTCCTCAACGGTGGTGATATTGACCCGCAGGCGGAATTTCCCGTGGGTACCGCCATACTCGAACCATTCCTCCAGCGTTGTCCCCGGATAGATCGCGTCTGCCTGCGTTCTTGCAGCTCCCGCAGTTCCCATTGTTCGCCGGATGTTCAGTGCCGTCTTGACGATGCGCCGCTTCTGCTCGATGTCATACCCTGTGTCGTACCAGTCAATCTTCCAGTTCACGGCCAGCGCGTCCAGCACCTCCTCGGCCACGGTGTCGATGGCGGTGTAGATTTGGCTTGCGTCGATGTAGTCCATTGTTTTCCGGTGCAGCTCCAGCATCGCCAGTGACAGCGCCTTGACCCATGCCTGCTCCGCAAGGACGCGCGGCAGGCCGTCCGCGATCTGCGCGTCTTTCAGCCCTTTAATCATCCTCCAGCCCTCCATAGGTGACGGTGGCCCCCGTGCATTTCGGCAGCTCCGTTGCTTCGATCACGGTATCCGCCGGTGCTGTCAGCGTTACCCGCTTTGCCCCCGCTTCCCGCAGCCGGGCGATCAGCTCCGTTGGGTTGATGTCCCGCCCCAGCTTTCTTTGCCATGTCTGGAAGTCCGCCACCGCCGCCGCGATGCGGCTTTGTATCTCACTCACGCTTCGCTGGTCGCTTTCCGCGATCCAGTATTTCACGGTGACGGCGTATTCCACCTCGTCCGGGGCCAGCGCCGTCACCTTGTCGCACAGCGGGCGGATGGTCTCGTCGTCCAGATAGGCCGCCATGGCCGTCAGCTCCGTGCTGTTGGGGACGCGCAATCCGTTTTCGTCCTCGATCACGAAGTAGATATTTACCTCGTCCGGCAACGGGCTGACGATGCGCACGTCGGCTACATCGCCTCGCCACTCCCGCGCGTAGTATTCATAGGCATCGCGCGGCCCGGCGCAGCTATACACGCTGGGGGCGAGGTAGATGCGCCTCGTCAGGCTGTCGTCGTCCTCTGCGTCCAGTCCGCCGGTGCTTGTCGTGGTGTTGCTCACGCTGGCAACATAGGCGATTGGGTCAACCAGTATCTTGATGCCGCCGGACAGAATGCCGTTGCTATCCGCTCCGGCCTCCTCCGCCTGCACCACCACGTCGGTGTAGGTCTCTCCCGCCGCTATCTCGCCGTATTCCACGGTGTTGAAGTATTTCCCGTCCTCGCTCTTGACCCGCGTTCCCGTCGGAATGGCCGTCGCGCCGCTTTGCGCTTCCGAAAGCGTAAAGCGCACCGTCGCCGTGGCCCGGTTTGCCTCCTTGCGCGTCAGCCCCACAAGAGCGGCCAGCGCATCCAGCGCGTCTCCGGTACTGGTTTTCAGCATTTCCATCCGTCCCTTTGCGTCGGCGTACTGCATCGTCTGATACTCCATCGCGCAAAAGGCTTTCATCAGCAGGTTCAGCGGGTCGGCCTCGCCGATCTCCGGCTCCTTTCCTGTGGCCTCCCGGTAATACTTGGTGTACAGCTCGCGGAGCTGTTCTTCCGTCTCCTGCAAAGTCATGCTTTCGATGAAACTCAGCTCCGGGCAGTTTGCCAATTCAGCGATATTAGACAAGCTCGATCACCACCTTTGGTATCATATTCCCGTCCTGCGATTTTTCCGCAGTCCATTCCACACGGACGACACGCGCCCGTGGCTCATACTGTTCTGTCTTGCGCACATACTCCGCCGCCAGCAGGACTTGCGCATTTTCCTGCGGGCAGTCGATGATCGTCCCGTCGATGCCGAACTCCCTGTCAAGCGCCTGCTCTCCGGCCCTCGTGGCGTAAAGCACCTGCAAATTGCGGTACACCTCCGCCGCCGTGCTGTCGTTCGCGCTCCCCGGCAGTATCTCGATCACCGCGTTTTCCGTTGATAACATGGCTGCCTCCTTACAGGTATTCCTCGATGGTCAGGCTCACCTTGCACTCCACCATCGCGCCGCCGTGCAGCACCGCGCCCCACTCGTCGCTTATGTCCGTGATCTTGAACGGATACGGTGATACCGGCGATCCGCCCACGATAAACCAGTCCGCCGCGTTGGTCTCCGCCATGCGCTGAAAATGCCGCAGAACGCTTCGCGGGTTTACCCCGTCCTGCGCCCGCAGCAAAAGATCGAACTGGTATTTCCGCAGCTTTGGGGCAACCCACTGGCTCCGCGCCCGTGCGCCTGTCCGGTTGTGGGTCGCCCAATCACTGCCCCCTTGGCCTTTCAGCCCGCTCGGTGTCAGGATGCGCCGGTCGCTCACCGTGAACGTCATTCCCATGTAGCTTCCCAATGCCACTTTTCGCCCCTCCTTACTTGTCCGGCTTTCCCACCGCGCCGCTCATGTGCGTGTGGTTTACAAGGCTCACGCCGTTGATGGTGATGTCCCCGCTCGCCGCCGTTGCGTTGATCTCCGGGGCTGTCAGGCTGATCTTGGTTGGGCTTTCGATCTCCACATCCCCTGCCTCCGTTACCTTGACCGTCGCGCCGTTTATGGTGATCTCCGCGTCGCCGCCCTCCACCTCGATCTTTGCGCCTTTTTTCGCGGCGAATGTGTACTTGCCGCCCGCCGTTACGCTCAAAGCGCCTGCGGCCTCGATGCTCACAAAGGTTCCGGCCTCGATGCTCACCGTTGTCCCCGCCACGATGCCAACGCCGGTTTTAGCGTTCAGGCTCATGCTGGCGGCGCTGCTCTTGGCTTGAAACTGCCCGCCCGCCACAAGGCTGATTGCGCCTTTCGCCTCGTCGTATATCTCGCCGTTGCAGTTGCGCCCCGTCCGCCGGTTCACATACTGGGTGTAAACGCCGGTGTTCTCGTCGTAGCGCTCATAAGCCAGTCCCCTTCGTGCGGCGTACTCCTTTCGGAACAGGCCCTTGTAGCCCTCCGCCGGGGTGTTGGTCTTGTTCCACACCGTTCCGGTGGTGGTTCCCGCCGCAGCTCCGTTGCTGTTGTGGCTCACGCTCACCACCTGCCCGATGCTGGGCATCTTGTACTCGCCGTTGCTGATAGCGTTGATCTGGCGGGTCACACTTTTTCCCCGGTCAAAGTAGGTCACCTCATAGGTTCCCGCCTTATAGTCGATGGCGCTCACGCGCCCGGTTCTGTTTGCTCCCGCCATTACTTTTTCGCCTCCTCGCTGGCGATGCAGTAGCTCGCAGGCACCCAGCCCGTCACGTTCTGGCCCACTGGCAGCTTTCCGCACCGCGCCGCGCTGTTGGTCACGCGGTAGCGCCCGTTGATCAGGATACCGTCGTACAGCCAGTAGGTGCCGGTCTTGGTTCCCGCCTTGTTCTTTGCCGTGCTGGAAACATACAGCGGAGCCTTGTTCAGCGTGATCGCCTGTCCCGCCTCGCCGCCTGCCGCCGCGCTGGCTGCGCCCGCCGCCGGACTGGTGGTAGCGTAGGTGCTGTCATAGCTCACGCCGCTGTCCGCCGTCTTTTCGTGATACACGATCTTGCCGCCCACGTCCCACGAATGGAACGCCGGGCCGATACCGCTGCACTCAAAGTCGGTGGTCAGTCCGCTGTTGGTGACCTTGTGCGTCACCTTGTCCACAAAGTATTTTCCGTTCAGGTTTCCAAAGCCTGTCAGCGCGATGCAGTTTCCCGCGCTTACCCTCCAGTCTCCGTCCACGCCGAAGCGCAGCTTCACCGTCCCGTGGTTGGCGCTGTTCAGCTCCGCGCAGAGCTGGACGCTGGCATCGTATACGCTGGTAGCCCGCCGGTTCACGCTCTTGGTGTGCGAGCCGCCGCCCACGCTGCACTCGATGTCAATGTCCTTGTCCGCGTCCGTGTAATTAAAGTACCCGCCGGTATAGGTGCCGGACAGGGTGGCGGTGTAGCCGAAGCTCCCCGGCCTGATCTGCGAGCGGTCAAAGGTGCGCACGGCCCGCTTTGCCTTGTACTTCTCCCGGTCATACACCCACAGCCGCCGGGCGTACACTTTCAGGATAAGCCCGTAGTTTTTGCACAGGCCGTTGTAGTAGCTGCTGTCCGTGCCGTCCTGCTCGTCGCACTCGATGTCGTAGTCGTCGGCATCGTAGGTGAACGCAAGGCCGTACCGCGCGGCGATCTTTGCGCCGATACGCTTGATGCTGGTGTTCTTCCAGATCACGTCCCGCTCCAGCTCCGAAAAGTCGCTGTCGCTTGGCTTGCTTACGCCGCCCACCTGCAAGGTCGTCGGCGCGTCCGAAAAGCTCACATCGTCCAGCACGAACAGCCCGCACTCCATGATGCTCCGCTGTCCCTGCCGTTCCCAGTTGTAGCCGAGAATACGCGCTCGCAGCGTCGCGCCCTTTTCCGGCATCCAGCCCAGCAGCCATTTCCTGTCCTGCGCGTTGATGGTGATGTCGATGCTGTCGCTGTTGTCCGCCGCGCTGTCGGTGTAGGTCAGGCTCTCGATGTCTCCGCCCACCTGCCCGGCAAAAGGGTAGCTGTTGTAGCGCACATCCAGCGCCAGCCGTCTTGTCTCAATCATAGCTCGCCTCGTATTTCCACGGCGGCATCAGTCCGTCCCGCTCTTCCTCCAGCGCCGGGGTGTTCAGCTCCACCCCGGCGTTGAAGATAAACGTGTCGATCTCCTGCGGATTGGCCGCCATCAGCACGTCGGCGTGGTACTCGCTGCCGTATACCTCCTTGGCGATCACATCCCATGTGTCGCCGCTCTTGGTCGTGTACATCGCGTTTCCTCCCGTCAGTATGCCGTGCGGGCCTGTCTGCGTTGCATCTGGAGATACCACGCTTCAAACCGTGCCTGCGCCTCGGCCAGAGCTTCCTCCACCATGCTGCGGTCGGCGTTGCCCTGAATGTTGATCACCGGCGCAAAGGCTATGCCGCCTCCTCCGCCGGAGCCGCTGCCGTCGATTTCCGCCAGCTCCACCGGCTTCACGCCCAGCATTTGCCCCGTTTGCGTCCACAGGTCAAGCCCTCTGCTTCGTCTGCCCGCAGACAGCGGGATGATGCTTTCCGGTCCCGCCTCTGCCACAAGGCCGATGTGCGGACTTGCGAAGATGCCGCCCGTCGCATGTGGCTGAACGCCGCCTGTCGCCGCCGAATAGCCCGCGCTCACATTCCCTGTGATGCTGCTCCACAGGTTGCTAAAAAAGCCCGGTATGGTTTCCGTGAAAAATCCGGTGATGCTCGTCCAGATCGACGATGCAATGCTCGGAAGCGTTTCCGTGAAAAAGCCGGTGATGCTGCTCCACAAGTCCTTGAAGAACTGCGGGATGGACTGCGTGAAGAACGGTACGATGTTGTTACTCCATGTGCTGCTCGCCCATGCAGGGATGGTTACGGTAAAGAAATTGCCGATAGCCTCCCACATGGCGTTCCATTTCTCCGGGATGGTCTGTGTGAAGAACGGAACGATATTATTGCTCCATGTGTTGCTTGCCCATGTAGGCAGCGTCTCGGTAAAGAAATTTCCGATGGCTGTCCACATGGCGTTCCATTTCTCCGGGATGGTCTGTGTGAAAAAGATTTGTACCTTGCCTGCAGCGTAACCGATGGCATACGGTACGGTTTGCGTAATGAAGTTTCCGACCCCATTCCAAAACTCTTTCCACTTCTCCGGGATGGTCTGTGTAAAAAACGTTGTCACCTGCGTGGTCACGCCATTCCACCACGTCGGTATCCCTGTGGTAAAAAAGCTGGATATGTTGTTTTTCAGGTTGGAAATCCATCCGCCCTCCTCCGTAGCATCCGACAAGGCTTTTCCGAGTGCGCCACCCTTGAACAATGCGCCGATACCGCCGATGCCTGCGCCGATCAGCGCTCCCGGCACAGCGCCCACGCCGCCGAACAACGCGCCGATGCCCGCGCCCGCAGCAGCTCCAGCGCCCACCATTCCGACCTTCGCCCCGCCGGAGAAATAGTTGTCCTTTGCTTCTTTTCCTGTCGTTCGCGCTCCCCGGATAATGTCTAAGATGCCGGAGCCGATGCCAAGCGCACCGCCAATACCGCCCAGCACAGACCCCGCACCGACGGCACCGGCTCCGACCATCGTTGTCGCGCCGCTTCCCAGCGCATTTGCGATGCTCGGGAAAAATGCCTTGGCTCCTGCGATCTTGCCGGATACGCCGACGATGTTCCCCCACGCTTCCGCATTCGACGCGCCGCTTGCAAACAGCTTTCCTCTGTTGAAAATGCCCATGATGCCGCCGATGATGTTGTTATACAGCTTTTGCCCAAGGGTAGCCGCCCGGCCATCAACGATCAACTCTCCGGGGCCTGTCGTCATGGAGCTGTTTGCCATGGCCGCGCCCGTTCGCGCCGCATCGACGATGCCGCCGCGTCCGAACAGGCCGCCCATGCCGATCAGCCTGCCAAGACCCGTGCCGGCAGAGTTTCCGCCCTTTCCAAACAACAGACCTCCCAGCTTTACCGCCGCCGGGGCGAACTTCATCGCCACGAATACACCAGCCAGCGTTTTCAGCGTGGATGCCACCTTTTCTCCGTTGTTCAGCAGATAGTTTATGCCATCTTGGATATGCGGCAGAGCATCATCCATGACTTCGCCCAGTTTCTTCACGCCCCGGCTTGCCAGCGTTCCCAAGCTCTCCGCAAGCTGCGTCAGCTCCGGCATATTCTTTCGGATGCTGTTTAGAAAGTCGATCATGGAGAGATTGAACTGTTTTTTCGCCGGGAGGAACGCATCGCCGATCTCGATTTTCAGCGCCGTCTTGGTGCTTTTCAGCATGGTCTCGATGGCCTCCGGGGTCTGCGATTTGATGTTGAACTCCCGCTCCATGCTTCCCGTGTACAGGCTTGGGTCGCTCACCATTTCCAGCGCCTTTCGGTACACATCGAGATTGTTGACGATCTTCGCGCCGCCCTCAATGGCCCATTGGCCGAACAGGGTGGATAGCGCCGCTACCTGTCGCTCCTGCGGAAGATCGTTGATGGCCTTGAAGATGGTATCCAGCGTTCCCACGCTGTCCTCCTGCATGGCCTTGGCGACCCACTCCGCGCTCATGCCCATCTCCTCGAACTGTTCTTTCTGGGCTTTCGTCGCACTTGCGCCCTTGCTCAAATTCACGATCATGCGCTTGATGCTGGTGCCGACGCGATCAGTCGATACGCCTGTTGCCAGCATGGCATCCGCCAACGCCGCCGTTGTGGCCGCGCTTACGCCGCCCACTTGGCCGAGGCTCGCCGCAGAATTGACCGCCTCCGCGATTTCCGCCGCCGTGGTCGCGCTGTTTGCGCCCAGATAGTTGATCTGGTCAAAGAGCACCATGACCTCCTCGTGGGTCATTTTCAGCGATTGCTCCCACTTGGCGGCCCAGTTGCCCGCCTGATCGGCGCTGATGTCCATGGCCGCGCCGGTCATGGCGATGTCCCGCAGGAAACCGGTAACATTGCCGGAGCTGTCGATCTTGATCAAGTCCTCCATAGACTTGCCGGATTGGCCCGCCGCAGCGGCGAGGCGTGTCAAATCCTCCTGCGTATAGGGGATTTGTGTGCTTAAATCCTTGATCGCGTCCTTCATGGCCTCGTAGTTCTGCGCGTAGGTCTTGCCGTTATCCGCCACCTTGTCACTGATCTTTCCGGTAGCATCTGCCAGACCGTCCACATACTTGACCACATCCGCCATGTAGTTTTCAAACTTCGCCGCTTCCTTGGTGCAGCTTGCGATGGTTGCCACAGTCGCCGTTGCCAGCGTCCCCATGGCCGCAAGTCCCGCCGTTCCGATGGAGCTGATGCTGCGGGCAAAGCTGCTGATCTGGCTCTGGCTCCCGTTCAGCGCCGCCATCAGGCTTTTGTCCATCTTACCGGCGATCTTGATGCTTAACTCTAATGTTTTATTGTTCGCCATTCCTCCGCCACCTCGCTATTCAGCTCAATAAAGTCCCGGACAGGCATTTTCAGATAGAAGTCCACGCCCGTCCGTGTCACCGAGGACAGCCGGATAGCCGCTTTCCGCAGGGCCTTGGCTCCGCCCTTTATCCGAAAAAATCCGCGTCGTTCACCGCGTTTTTCAGTTTCAGCAGCTCATACAGAGGCAGCGTGGTAAAGAACTCCTCCGGGATACCCGTCGCCATGGCGGCGATCACGCAGGAGTACAGATAGTTGGTGCTGTTCTCCGTCACCACAAAGCCCTCGCGGGCCATGCGGTTCTCCGCCTCGCTCTCGTTCAGCGTGTTCAGGTCTGCCACGCCGTTCAGGTCGATGTCCCGGTACTCCTTGCCCTTGTAATGGCGCGGCTGCTCCAGATGCATCACATGGTTTTCTGTTCTGCTCTCCACGTTCAGGTGTCTGCGCACCGCACCTGCCACGCGCTTGAAAGCGCCGCGAGGCATCAGCTTGAAAAACTCAATGGGCATCCCGGTTGCCTTGACCGCCATGGCGCGGGCAAATGCTGTTGTGGTCTCGCACAGCACCGAGGCCGCCGCCTCGCCCTCGCCGAAAAGCTGCCGCTGCACGTCGATAGCGTCCTGCACGGTCAGCTTCTCCAGCCCCGTCAGGTCGATCTCTCCGTACTCCTTGCCCTCGAACACGTAGGGCTTTGCCAGCTCCGCGATGTTCTCGCTCTTTTTTGTCCCCTCGTTTGCGGTCTCCGCCGCCGTGATCTTGTCCTCTGCCATTGGTGTTCGCTCCTTTCAGCGTCGTTTCGTTGTGTGAAAACACGGCCCGTCCCCGTTTGCGCAGGGACAGGCCGTATTGTTTTTCGCCCGTTAGATCAGGCTGTTCACGCCCGCCAGCATATCCGTGCCGTTGACCTTGTAGATGCCGTTGAGCTTGTCAACCTCCAAGAGCTGCTGGCCGTCCACCTCGATCATCAGGTAGGTCAGCTCCAGCGTCACGGTGGCCTCCATGGCCTCGCCCTTTTCCACCTTGCCGGGGTTGAACTTCTTCACGCGCCCGATCTCCACCACGCGCAGGCCCTTGAAGTTGTAGCCGCCCTGCTTGTCGTAGACCTGCTGCGAGGCTCGCAGCGTCAGGTTCACCGTGGACAGGGGAGAGAGCATATCCATGGCGGAGCTGTAGAGCGTGTTGAACTGGATTTCCTGCTCCATGCTCTCAAACTGGCCGATGGTGGGACTGTCCAGCTCGCCGTTCACGCCCACACCGGAAACGGTGCTGGTTTTCATGTTGACCTCCGGCAGCGTCACCGACGCGGCCACGCCGATCATTTTCGTGCCGTCCAGATAGGCGTTATACTCGTTGATCTTCTCCGGGATATAGTTGTTGGAAATCATCTTCTTTTCCCTCCCTTATCAGTTCAGCGCAGCGGAAAGAGCGTCGGGGTCAAACTCGATGATGTCCTCGATGTCCTCCGCAGGGGTGAACGGGGTGATGTACTGGTGGAACGTGATCTTGCCGTCCAGCAGGTCAGCGGTGGTGTTCTCGTCCTCGTTGAACGTGATCTCATAGCGGGCGCACACGCCGCGAGCCACAAAGCCGTTGCCGCGCACGTTCTCGCTGTCCACAATGGCCTCGATCAGCCGCTTGTTGGCGGGGCTGTCCACTTTCTGGAAGTAGGTCAGGATAAACGTGTTGGCCGCCCACGTCAGGAAGCGGCGGACGCTGAACCAGCGGTCTTTCGGGTCGCTGATGCCGGGGTAGGCCGCCGTGTTGTTGCCCCACAGGCGGAAGCCGTTCATGTTCAGCCACGTCGCCACGCCGAAGCTGTTCACGGCGTTGGCCTGCTCCTGATCAAGCACCACCTCCGTGCCATCTTCGAGGCAGGCGGCGGAAACGGCGATGGTCTTGTTGCTGGGGCTGACGTTGGGCGTGTCGTCGTTCTGTGCGTCGGTGTAGGCTGTCAGCGCCGCCGCCAGTGCGCTGCCGCTGTACACCGTGTTTCCCACCTTGGCAAAAGGCCAAACCGCGTAGGCGTTTGGGTCGCTCACCGCCTGCGCCTCCTTGGTGGTCTTGACGGCGGTGTACTTGGTCGCGCCGGTGTTGCTGCTGTCGATGTCCACAACGCACACCGCGCCGAACACGCTGTTGATGCTCTTGGTCTTTGCCTGCAAGGCTGCCGCCACCGTCGCGTCCTTGCTGAAACGCGGGGCCAGCAGGATGCCGGGTGTCATGGACAGCTTCGGGTAGACCTGACGTACCACCTCAAGGCCGGTCTCCTTGCCGGTGGAGTTGTCCACACCGCCCACGATGTCCGCCGCCGTCACCTTGCTGGGGTCGATCTTGTTGCCGGTCACAGTCAGGCTCGTTGCTTCCTTACCCGCTCCGGTGGAAAGCACCACGATATTCAGCGTACCGTCGTCGTTCCATGTGGTGGTGTAGTCCGTGCCTGCGGTCAGCGTGGTGGAGCCGCTCTTAACGGTCAGCCCCTCCAGCAGAACGCCTGTCTCCTCCAGCACCGCCACGCCGTCGTTCACCTGAACGGTTCCGCCGGTGATGGCGATCTTGTGCTTGGCAGGGTCAAGCACATTGATCAGCACCATGGGCGCGATACCCACAACGCTGAAATTTGCGCTGATGCACTCGCAGAGGGTGTAGTTGGCGAAGTCAGGCAGATAGCCCACCGCCTCCACGGCCTCCTTGTAGCTGCTCACCAGCAGCGGCACGTTGACCGCCGCCGCCGGGTCTTTGAGCATATTCACCGGGGCGGTGCCTACGATCACCTGCAAGCCCGCCGTGCCGGTGATGGGCGCGACCATGCTGGTCGCAACCTCGCTCGTGTATACGCCGTGTTTGTATGCCATAGTCTTTCTTCCTCCTTACAGTTCGGATTTGATCTTGCCGTACAGAATGGCCTCCGCCGTTCCTGCGGTCTCCAGCCGCTTTCTCGTCTCGGCAAAGCGCTCCACGTCCACCACCAGCTCCCCAGCCTCCGGGTGAATGGCGATGAACGCCTCCAGCGCCTCCGGGATGCCGCCGCGAAACACCGTGTACTGCTTGGCAACGCCGCGCACCGTGGGGCCGCAGTAAACCTGCGTCACGCTCGTATTCTCCCGCTCCGTTGGCGTGGCCTCGGTAGCGGTCTCCGCCGCCGGGATGGCCGTCTCATTCACAGCGGCATCCGCCGCCAGCTTATCGTTTTTCTTGCTCATACCAGCTCCTCCATTTCTGTGTCCTGTGTCATGGCCGGTGCGGTGCAGGTCAGCGAACACGCCCCGAAGTAGTACGGGTAGGTGTCGTCCTGCTGCATGGCCCACGCGATGGGTTTCAGCACGGTGAATGCCCCGCCGAAATACGGCTTGGTGCATAACCGCTGTACGATGTCCTCCTTGATGTTGGCAACATCCTGATAACCCTCTCGCTCCTTGCCCTCGTCGTAGGCGCACACGATCAGGCTGAACTCAACCGCCTGCGGCCCGTCGTCGTTCTTGATCTCGCCTCCGGTCATGCGCACAACGATGTACGGGGCCGCCGCCGCGTCCGTGTCCACATCCGCGTCATAGTCCTCCGGCACCGGCAAATCCTGCTTGAAGATTTTCAGCTCCTTGCGGCTCTGCTGGCCGTTGTACTTCTTCCCGGCGAAAAGCTCCTCCAGCGTTTCGATCAGCGCGTCTTGGCAGAGCTGGGGAGTTCGCCCGATGCCTGCGGCCCTCACCGCATCCATATAGTTCTTCATGGCCTACTTCCTCCTCGCCGCTCGCGCCAGCACCCGTTCGGTCTGCTCCATCAGTCGGTCTTGCAGATACTCGGACACCTCCGGCTCCACCATCGGCCAGACGGTAGAGTGCATCGCCGAGGCTGACGGGCTTCCCATCGTCACCAGCTTTTCCACCTTACCATCCTTGTTTCGCCACCTTGGGTGGCCCCGCTCCGTGACCGTGTGGCTGGAACTGGAGCCGATCTGTCGCTGCACCATGCCGATGTGGCCGCTCTTGAACTGCACAAGAAAGCCCTTGCTCATGTTGGCATTGCCTGTCAGCGCCGCCATGGACGAGGCTTTCAGAACACGGGCTTTCACATACTTTGGCGCGTGGTGCAAAACCTCGCGCCCGGTAAAGCGCTCCGTCGGCCTGTGCTGGAAATAACCGAGATCGTTGCGCATCTTTGCGATGTGCAGCTCTGCGCTCAAACTGGTGTTGCTGGCCTTTTTCCGTTGCACAAGGTCTTTTAGGTGCCGCCTGCCCGCCGCGTTCACGGCGTACCGCGCCTTTGCCTTTGCGATCATCAGCTTGCGGGCCTGCCGTGCCGTGGCGTTGATGGCTACCTTGGCCGCCGCCGGGGTCTTTTTCTTCAAATCGCCCAGCGCCGCCGCCACGGTGTCCAGCCCGTCCACTTCGATGGTCAGGTTCCCTGCGTCATAGGTTACTCTGCTCATTGCCGCGTCCTTTCCATGGAAATGCGGTACACGCCCGCCTCCTCCTCGCAGTTGAGGATGGTGTACGACCGCTGCCGGTTCGTCCCTTTGTCCAGAACAAGGTGCTTTCCCACTTTCGGCTTCGGCCCGTAGTCGCTCACGCGGATATACAGCACTGTGTAGGCCGTATACAGTCCCGTATCGAAGTTCTGCTTGGCTCCCGCTTCCCAGTGGGCGCTATGCTCTTTGAGCCGCTGATCGTCCACGATCACCAGTGCGTCCTTGCCGTCAACCGTATGCCAGTCTGCGTGTTCGTCCTGCTCAAAGAAAGCCGCGTCGATGTCCGCTGCGGCACAGTCCTTAAAGGTGAGCGGAGGGGCAGTCCCCTCCGCTCCGCTGTATTCCTGCTTCAGCTCGAACAGCGCCATGTCAGCACACGGTCGCCACCAGCCAGCTATCCACCTTGTCGGGGATGGGCAGCGGGTGCGCCTGCAGCTCCACCATGCGGCGGTCGGGATGATGCTCCACATAGCTGCGCAGGACGCGGCTGGTCTGGGAGGTCACCCACAGGCCGGATGCGTCCTCGATGTAGGTGCAGGCACCGTAGGCCATCATGTAGTTGGGTCTGGAGCTGATCAGGATGATCATGTTGTCGGGGATGAGGGGCTTGGTCTCCGGCGCGTCGGGGTTAGTCCAGTCGTCGTAGTAGACCTCGCCGTAAACGTACATGTCAAGGCTGGGGTCATTCAGGTGTCCGAGGTACTTCACGCCGTTGGGCAGGTCGCGGGGGGCGATCTCGCCGAGGTTCATGCGGCGGTTGTCCATCATCTTCTGCACATTGGCATCGGCAAAGAACTTTGCCTTGGCCGTTTTGCCCAAGATGAGGGTGTCCACGTTGGCAAAGCCGCCGTGCAGCACCGCATCCGTCCAGTCACCGAGGTTGCCGAGGATGTCGGCCTTGGTGCCGCCCCACTTGTTGTCGCCGGTCAGGGTTTTCTTGTTGGTCAGGCCGAAGTCGATGGTCTCGTTCACGCCCTCTCCCACAATGGGAATGGTGCCGGTCACGATGGCCTGCACCGCCATCCACTCCTCGCGGCGCGTGGTCGCGTCGTTCAGCGTGGCGTACTCCTCCATGAGCTTCTGCGCGGCCCTCTGCGCAGGGGTCATGCCGCTGTACAGATCTTCGCCCGGCAGGCGGGTCATGAGCTGGTCAGCGGTGGTCACGTCGTAGGGGTTGATCAGCGGGGGCTTGTAGCTCTCGGTCTGGTAGCCGTTGGCTTTCAGCACCTTTCCGCCCACGCGGGGATGGACAAAGGCCGCCATGCGGCGGTCGCCTTTCACAAGGTCGATGTCCACGCGCTCGGTAGCGAACGTCTTGACGTTGGTGAAAAAGGTGTCGCGGAAATAGGTGTGTACGGCAGGGGTCTGTCTCACCACCTCCGCCAGATAGCGGGGGGAGTAAATGTTCACTTCGTTAGCCATATTCTTTCTTCCTCCTTACTTCAAGTAGATGCCGAGGTTGCGCAGAGGAACCTCCACGTCCGCAGCGGTGGCGTTGGCGGGCAGCACCAGCGCGTCGGCGAAGAACTCGCCGGAGAGGTACACGATGCCGTCCTCGCCCGACGCGACATCCTCCGCCAGAATGCCGTACAGGCCCGTGGTGGTCACGGTATAGGGGGCGCTGCTGCCGCTCACGCTGATGGCCGCCAGCTTGCCGTCGCTATTGAGAACCACGGGAGCGCCGCGCTTCAAGGCGGCGGATGCCTCCTTGACCGCCGTAACGATCTCCGCATTACCCGCGATCAGGTAATCCGGCTGCGTGGAAAAGGTCTTTTTTGCCAAATCCATACTCATGTTCTTTCTCCTCCTTTACTGCTTCTTGCCCATGGACTTGATCGCGTCCATGAACTCGTCCTGCTTGCCCACACCGCCGCCGGTGCCGCCGTCATTCTTCACGCCGCCCATGCCGCTCTTGTCGGCATCGGCCTTTGCTCCGTTGAGCCACGCGCTGCCGCTCTCCTTGGCAGCTTTCATCATGGCCACAGCGTACTCGCTGGCGCTCACCGGCTTTGTGAACTTGGCCTCATTCGTCAGCGCCTCGCTGCCGGACAGGGCCATGTCCTCGATGTCGTGGATGCGCTGGCGCTCGTCGCTCGTCGCTTTGTTCGCCGCCGCCTCCTCGATTTCCTTGACCAGTGCGGGATAGGCCCCGCGCAGGTCGTCCACGGTCTTGATCTCGTTTGCCATGTTCGTTACCTCCTTATGGCAGTTGTTATTTACAGAGCAGGAGGCGGGAGCTGCCTTGCTGCTTTGTACAAAGTTGGGTGCCTTGTCGAAAGGCAGGTGTGTGTTGACGCTGTTGACGAACAGCAGCCCGTCCCGGTTTTCGATCACCGTGCCGTCTGCCTCGTCCGTCAGCTCGTCGATAAAGCCGTTTTCCTTGGCCTGCGCCGCCGTCCACCAGCTTGTCTCGTCCATCCATCCGGCCACCTCGTCCTTGTCTCTGCCCGTCTTTTTCACATACAGGCCCACGATGCTTTCCCGGATGGCGTTCATCGCCTCGATGTACTTCTGCAATTCCTCGGCGTTGTAGTAGCCGTGAGCGCCCATGCGCACCGGATGCACCATGTAGGTGCTGTCGTTTGCGGCGATCACCTTGCCACAGTGGCAGGCGACGATGGTTGCCGCGCTGGCGCACAGGCCGTCGATCTTCGCCGTCACCGCCGCCGGGTGCTGTTCAAGCTGGTTGCCG